GGGGGGGGGCGATTGCTAATAGCAGATTTTTTCTCGGGTTCGGGAACAACTGCCGTTGCTTGTCATAACCTCGGCTTGGATTTTATCGCCGTTGAAAAAGACGAAGAATATTACAAATCGAGCGTTGAAAGATTAAAAACGGTTCAAGCACAAATGCGATTATTTACGGAGTTTTAAAGATGTTCAATATTGACGACAAGGATTTTAAGCAATTTGAAGAAAATTTGAACAATGTTCATAAATACGCCCTTGTCGATACAATCCGAGGAACCTTGAACGCCGAAGCATACGAAACAATGGTTAATTACAAAAAGGAAGTTCGAAGCGAACTTACAATCAGAACGCCGAAGAACAACATTGTAATAAAATCAATCGGTTACGATAAAAGCAATAATTCCGAAAAAAACATCGAGAAACTTGAAGCCGTAACAGGGCAACGCTCGGAATTTTACGGAAAAGAAACCGACCAATTAAGAAAGCAGGAGTTTGGCGAAACTCTTGTTTCAAAGGGAAAATATACACCAAAAGCAACAAAGACAACTCGTGGAGGAAGTTATAAGAAAACCGTTCCGAAACAAAATTTAATCGCCCGAACAAACGCAAAAAGAATTGAAGAAATCGCAAAACATCCCGTCAAGGGAGATGTTGCGAAGCAATTTCGCCAAGCGATCGCCGTTGTTCATAATACACATAAAACAATAAACTTCATTCCCGACGGCGAAACTTCAAGACACAAATTCGGGATTTTTCAATTCAAAGACACGGGAACGATTAAGAAAAAAGACGGAACAAAGAAAATAAAAGGACATTCGGGGAAACTGCTTTATTCCTTTAAGGATAAAAAACAGGAATTACACAAACGCCCAATGTTGGAACCTGCTTCGAAGAAGGTTTCAGAAAAAAGCGGCGAAATTTTCAAGAATGAAGCCGAGAAAAGGTTGATTAAAGAAATGTCAAAAAATTTGAAAAGTTGAAGAGCGATTCGACATAATCCCCGTTGAATTGCTCTTCGGGGATTTAACAAATGATTTTAACAAAAGAAGAGTTTGAAAAACATTATAATTTCAATTCTCAATCGGCAGTTTGTCGCTTAATTCGAGAGAAAAAAATAAAACTCAATAAAGACGGGTTAATCGACACAAACGACGAAGAAAATGCTTCATATTGCCAAAAGAGAGAGGAAAAAATAAACCGATTACAAGCGAAAAAAGGTAAAAGCGAAAAGGTTGTCGAAACATCGAAGCAACAAAAGAACCAAAAATCTGCAGACCAACTCGCTCTCGAAATCGATTTATTGAACGCTCGACTTGAAGAAAAACAACAAAAGTCGGAACTTACAAAATTAAAAATCGCCAAAGAGAAAAAAGAAGTAATCGAAACCGATGTTTTGAATAGATGTATTCAAGAAATCTTCGGCGATATGATTAAACGCTTGACGGAAATTCCGAACATTTACGCAGGCGATATTATAAAAACAGTTCAAGCCGAAGAAAATCCGAAGGAGTTAATTGTCGAATTTTTAACTCAAAAGATTTCCCAAACCTTAAAACTTGGACTTCAATCGGCAAAAGAAGCGGCGAAGAAATATTACGAGGGCGAAAATGAGTAGCAAATCAAAACAAATTGATAAAATTTTCGCCATTGTTTCAACCTTAATTCCGAATAACTCTTTAATGCTTGTTTCAGAATGGGCAGAAATAAACCGTTATTTAGATTCAAAGGCTTCGGGGCGAAGTGGTTTATTCGAATTTGACAACGCACCGTTTTGTCGAGAAATTGTTGATCGCTTTTCCAAAAACGATCCAACCCAAGAAATCGCCATTATGAAGGGCGTTCAATTAGGTTTGACGACTTCGGTTATTGAGAACGCTATTGGTTACTCGGTGGATTTCGATCCTTGCCCGATGATGTTTGTTTTCCCGAATAAAGACCAAGCCGAAGAATATAAAAAAATTAAAATCGACGGTTTGATTGATAATTCGGGATTGAGAGAAAAAATCACGGCAGAAACCGACAACAGGAACACAAGAAGAACGGGCGACACGGCTTCTCTTTTGGAATTTAAAGGAGGATTTTTAAAATTCGTTTCTGCAAATAACCCAAAAGAACTTCGTTCAACCCATATTAAAAAGTTGTTCTTGGATGAATTGGACGGCTATCCCGACAAAATAAAGGACGAGGGCGAACCCGTTCAAATCGCAACAAGCAGAACCGATGCTTATTCAGAGTTAGGGCGAAAGATTTGTTACAACTCAACGCCTGCCTTGAAACACAATTCGAAGATTTATGTTCATTATCTCAAAGGCGACCAAAGAAAATTTTTTGTTCCTTGCCCTATTTGTGGCGAACTTCAAGAACTTGTTTTCTTTCAAGCCGACGGGGGTTTATATCCCGATGAAAAAGCAACAATAAACGGAAAAACGAAAACAAAACCGTTCGGCATTATGTTCAACGCCGAAGAATGTCAAGAAGGCGATTATTCTTCCGTTCGTTATCGTTGCCGTCATTGTGGGGAAGATTTCAAAGAACATTATAAAAGGTCAATGGAAAAGAAGGGCGTTTGGAAGCCGACGGCAAATTCCAAAGTTCCTCATTATGTTTCCTATCACATTTCGGCTTTGTATTCTTTAACCCGTCCTTGGTGGCGTATTGTTCAAAGATTTATTGAAGCAGGAAAAAACCCCGAAAAACTTCAAGTTTTTTATAACTTGGATTTGGGGCTTCCGTTCGAAGAAAGAACGGGGGGCGTTGAATATCAACAAGTTCATCGATTAAAAGATGAAACAATGACGGCGAATATCGTTCCAAAAGAAGCGTTATTTATGACTTGTGCCGCCGATGTTCAACGGAATCGTATTGAAGCCGAGATTAAAGCATACGGCGATCGGTTCCGTTGTTGGGGAATTGAACATCGGGTTTTCTATGGAAACACGCAGGATATTTACGACCCTTGTTGGCAACAATTCAAAGCGATTAAAGACGAAGTTTTCACGGACGGAAGAAAAATCGATATTCAACTCGTGGACTCCGGCGACGGGGAAACTCAATCGGCAGTTTATGATTTTTGCGAAACATTCGGGGACGGGATAATTCTTCCGTTAAAAGGTTTAGCCGTAACGGACAGAGTGAAAGAAAAAATCAAAGTCGCCGAGTTGAAAGATTACAATTATATTTCGCTTATTGAAATTTATGTCGATTTGTATAAAAACATCTTGGCTCGTTTCTTTTCCCAAGAAGAACCGTTGAACGATTCTTATTATCCCGACGGGTGGCACACTTTCGCCAATTCGTATTCGGACGAATATTTCCGACAACTCACAACCGAGCAACGAACAAAAGTTACGACGGCAGGAGGAAATGTAAAAATAAAATGGGTTCAACACGGGCGAAACGAAGCGTTCGACTTGAATGTTTACAATTTGGCGGCGGCTGATTTGTATATTAAAAATGTTTCGCTTTATGTTTTGGGACTTGAAAAAACCGATCCGAGAAGCGTTTTTGATTATTTAAAAGCAATTAGAAACTTATAAAAGGAGGATTTTAAATGAGCGTTACGGGATTTACCGTTAATCAAATAAAAGAAAATATCTCGGCATTGAACGAAGCGTATTTAAGAGCCGTAAAATCGGGGGGCGTTACATCTTACACATTAAATTCGGGACAAGGCTCTTCAACGGTTCAACAAGCATCGCTTTCATCAATAAGAACCGAGTTGAATTATTGGAAACAACTTTTACAAGAAGAAATCGAATACGGAAGCGGTTCGCATTGCACCTTTATTCGAGATGCAGGAGGAATGTAAATGGCTTTAAATGTTTTGAGAAATCCTTTTGGATTTATGAATAAGAAAAAAGAAACGGTTCATCAAGCGGCGATTTATCCTGCAGGAACATTTTGGGGCGATACATTCGACGGCGAACAAGAAATCGGGGCTTTCAATTATTCGGGTTATGTTTACGATGTCGATTATTACGAATTGGCTCGCAGGGCTTATACCCTCGTTACAATAAACGAATTTACCAAAATTATGGTTTTGAGATTGACCGAGTTTGTTGTCGGAACGGGTTTAAGATTACACCCAACGCCATTAAAAGGATTATTGAAAAGAATGTTCGGGATAGATCTTCCCGAAAATTTTGCGAAAAATATTCAAGAATTATGGAGTTTGGTTGAATCCGACAAAAATATTTCAATTACAAAAGACCAAAATATCCACGCTTTGGCGAGGTCGGTTTTCTTTAACGGGATTATCGCAGGCGATGTTCTTGTTGTAAAAAGGGTTAAAAACGGCTTTCTTGAATATCAAATAATCAACGGGTTAGCCGTTGATTCTTCCAAGAGCCAATCGACGAACGGAAACAAAATAATTGACGGGGTGGAAATCGACAAAGACGAAAAACCCCTCGGATATTATGTTCAAGGCAAAGACGGAAAAGAAACATATATTAAAGCGAGAGATTCAAAAGGTCGCTTGACGGCTTGGCTTGTTCCTTGTGGCATTAAAAGGCTTAACGCAACCCGTTCGTATTCAATTCTCGGGGCTATAATGCAGAAATTGAATAAAATCGGACAGTATTCAAATTCCGAAGTTATGGCGGCAGAAACAAACGCAAAATTTGCGGCTTGGGTAGAACAGGACAAAGAATCTTCGGGAGTTAATCCGATTAAAGCAATTCCGAGCGTTGCCCGTATGTTGGAAAATCAAGGAATTTCGGGTTCAACTGAAAACCAAGGCGACACGGCAGGCGTTGAGCGTTTTAAAAGTTCATTGAAACGAATCGCTTCGGGCTTGTTTATCCACATGCCGAAGGGACAAAAATTAAACTCGTTCGATACAAAACGCCCGAATGTAAATTATACGGCGTTCGTGGATGGTTCAATGAAATATAATTGTGCTTCGGTTGGAGTTCCTTTCGAAGTTGCCTTGATGCAATTCTCGAACAACTTCTCGGCTTCAAGAGCGGCGTTGAAAATGTTTGAAGTTATTCTTCAAAATAATCGCCAATTTACGATTATTGATAATTTTTACCAACCCGTTTATGAACAACATTTCGAACTTGAATGTTTAAAAGGAAATATTCAAGCCCCGAAATATTTGGAATTAAAAAACGACGAAGGTTATTTGGATAACGCTTACACGAAGGCGAGATTTGTCGGAATAAAAATTCCACACATCGACGAAGTAAAAGAAGTAAACGCCGTTCTTTCAAAATTAAAAGGTGGATTGACAACATTCGAACAGGCTTTGGCTGATTTGGGGATTACATCGGATTTCGATTCAATAATTGAACGCCGAAAAATCGAGGAAGAAAAAATAAAAAAAGCCGGATTGAATTTTGAAACATTATTCGCACCCGACGGTGGAACATCGAACGACGATGACACGGAAGCAGATGTAAAAAATAACAAAAGGTAAAGGAGAACACAAAATGTCAGATGAAAACATCAAAGTTTCGGAATTACCCGAAAAAGAACAAAAGGAACTTTTAAGCGAAGCGTTCGCCGTTGGTTTAAACAAAGGCGTTTTGACAGGCTATAAAGTTTCAACATTGAAAAAGAAGATCGCCGAATTAAAAGAACAAAACAACGGCGAAAATGAACAAAACGGTTCAAACGATGAACAAAACGGCTTAAATGATGAACAAAAAGCCGAAGAAAATGAACAAAACGCTTCAAACGATGAACAAAAAGGCGAAGAAACAACCGAGGAAGCAACCGAAGAGAAAAAAGAGGAAGCAACCGAAGAAAAACTTCCCGAAGGTTTAAGCGACGAAGCGAAAGAATTTCTCGAAGGTAAAACCGACGAATTACCAAACGATGCCGAAGAAATCACAAACGAGGAAGCCGAAGAGTTAATCGCAGGCGAAAAAGTTCCTCAAAAAGAAGATTTAAACAAAGGCAAAACGGGAATTTGTCATATTTGCGGTTCTCGTGTTGAAAACGGCAAATGCACAGGATGTAACTTCGTAAGATAATCGGGAGGTTATGGAATGGCTTTTAAAATTAAAGGCGTAATCGGGGCAGATATAAACGGGATTGAGTTCGCCGAAAGACTTTCAAAAGTTTCGGGCGATGTAGATTTCGAAATCGACTCTCCGGGGGGTTCCGTTTTTCACGGAATTTCAATCTTCAACGCTATAAAAAGATACGATCGAGGAAAATGCCGAATGCATGTAGTTGGCGATTGTTCTTCAATGGCGGCTTACATTATGTTAGCAGGCGACGGAGAAGTCGAGTTCGAACCGAACTCAATCGTTGTTCTTCATAATCCTTGGAGTATAACTGCAGGCGATTACCGAGCAATGCAAAAAGAAGCCGACATTTTAAAAGGAATGTCGGAACTTTACGCTTCCGAGTTCGTAAAAAGAAATCTTTTCACGGAAGCCGAAATTCGTTCAATTATGGATGAAGAAACTTGGTTTATGGGAAAAGATTTGAAAAAACTTGGAAAAATTCTTGATGATTCCGAAAGCGAAAGCGAAGAAGAAACATCAACAAAAGAAAGCCAAGAAATTAAAATCGCCGCTCTCCGTTTGAGAATGGATGAAGCGAAATCAAAAATCAAGGCTTTAAAAATCAACGATGACATCGACAAAGTGGCGGCGTTGATTAAATCGAACCCGAACGGCTCGATCCAAAAAGAAACAGGCAATCACGACATAAAAGAAGAAAAAGGAGAAAAAGAAATGACAATCAAAAGTTTAGAAGAATTAAAAGTTCAAAACGCTTCAATTTACAATGAAGCAAAATCAGAAGGTCAAAAAGCCGAACAAAAAAGAGTTGCTTCTTTAATGAAGTTTATCGATGTTGATAAAAATGCCGTTATTAAGGCAATCAACGACGGCGTTGGCGTGAATGACGATGAGTTCCAAGCATCTATTTTAGAAGCAAGAACAAACAAAAAACAAATTGCTGAAATGGAAGAAGAAAATCCTGCAGAAGTAGATCCAAAACAAGAAACTCACGCACCAGAAGGCGAAGGCGACGGCGACGGCAAAGAACCAACCGAAGAAGAAAAAGCCCAAGCACAAAAAGAAGCCGACGACAAAAAGTTCAACGCTTTAATCGAGGCTATGGGCATTAAGTAGGTTTTAGTTATCTAATATCCTCTATCTATCACAAACGGGTTTTAACCCGTTTTTCGTTGTAATCATTAAAAAAAGGAGAAATAAAAATGACACACATTGACAATTCAAAAGTTTTTCACGACGGCGTTTACGCTGATGCAAGCGTTTTAGTTCCGGCGAACACAACTTACAAAATCGGAACAGTTTTAGGAAGAAACGCAGACGGGGCTTTAACAGGTTACACAAGCACCGTTGCTGATTCAACACCTCTTTACATTTTGGCGGCTAATGTAACAAATGAAAATTCAAGCCCTACAACAATCGACTGCGTTCGTGTATTTGATTCGGGCGTTGTTGATAAAAACGGCTTAATTTTCGTTAATTCAGAAGATGCGACAAAGGTTGAAGTTTTAGATGCTTTAAAAGTAAATAACTTCCGTCTTGTAAATGTTGAAGAATTGACAAACGCTTCTGCTTTGGCTGAATAGTCAAAACGGAAATTCGATAAAGTTCCCGATAAAACTAAAAATTGAAATGTAGAAATTTAAAAAAAGGAGAAATAAATATGACAGCAGTTATTAAAAAAGCGATGGAAGTTGGTTTCGACAAAAAACAAAAACCTTCAATGTTTCTTGCGAACCTATTTCAACCAAAATTATTAGACGGAATCAAAGTTGAACTTCAAGGAAGAGTAGTTGAAAGTTATTATTCAGTTGATGTTAAACTTGGAACAGGTGGCAGATACAATTCTCTTGACGAATACGACAAAAAGGAATTTGTTGTTCCTGAATACAACGACATCGCTTCATTGACCGAAGAAGATATGTTCAAGGCTCAATTCGGCGAAACCGAATACGCAAAAACTGCGAGCATAATCAATTCAATCAACGACGGTCAAGAAATCTTCTCAAACAAACAACGCCGTTCAGAAGAAAAACAGGCTTCCGACGGTTTGTTCTATGGAAAAATCGTTCTTGCAGGCGGAAATAAAATTGATTTCAAAAAGAAAGAAACTCACACAATTTCCGTTGCTGATGCAAAATGGAATACTGCAAACGGCGATCCAATTTCAGTTCTTACAAATGCGATTGATGTTTGTATTAAAGACGGCGAAAGCAACGCTTCTGAATGGAATTTAATCCTTGAAGATAAAGGCTTAAACGCTTTACTTGGAAACGCAAAATTCAAAGAAGGTTCAAATTGGAACAACGGTATTAAAAGAACCGACATCGCTATGCCGATCGAAAAAACTCCGAAGGCTATGTTCCACGGAAGAATAAGCGTTGGTTCTTACCTTGTTAATGTTTGGACTTACGCTGAAAAATACACAGTTCCAAAAGGCTTCGGCTTCGCAAAAGAAGGACAAAAATTCGGTTATATTCCAGACGGTTGTGCTTTATTAGTTCCAATGAATCCAAACTTCGTTCGTTATTATGGGGCAATCAACAACACAAATGCACCAACAAAAGCGGGCATCGGTGGGGCTAAATTAGAATTAGTTAAAAAAGAACAACTTCCTTACGCTTATGATGTATTGGATGACGGTTCTGCAACTACAAAATACGGCGTTAAATCTCGCCCTCTTTTAATTCCTGCAGACATCGATTCTTTTGCAACAATTCACGACATCGTTTAATCTTTAAAGGTGGAAAATGCTTAATAATTTACACGAAATGTTAAAGATTCACAAGGAAACCGTTCTTCTCTCGGGGAACGGTTTCTCGGTGGATTGTATATTGAAACCAACGAAATCGCATGCAGGATTTCAATTAAAAGGGTTTTCGAGTTTTATCGGAGTTTCATTCGATGAATCGGGAATGGGTTGTTTTAGTGATTCTTTTGAATTGACAATCGATTTCAACGCTCTCAAAGAACAAACGGATTTGATGCCGACGAGGGCTTGGGAGTTGATTGTCAATTTTCCACAAATGGACGGAACGCCCGTAAAATTCCGAATTGAAAATGTCGCTCTTGATAGAACGCTCGGAATGTATTTAATTAAGGCTTCTGCTTCGACTTCGAATGGCGAAGGAAAAACCGTTCAAAGACAAAGTTCGGGAGGTTTGTAGAAATGATTAAAACAGTAATTACGCCGATGAACTTTACACTTGTTCGGGATTCGATTGTTCAACATCTTGTTAATGTTCGAGAATCACAAAAAAAACTCGCCAAGGAATCGGGGGCGAAAGATTTATGGATAAATCAAATAATAAATTTCACGGTTTTTCCAAAAAGATTTCGCTTCCCCGATGTGGAAGATATGCCGTGCGTGTTCGTGTATTTTAACGAAATGTCATTTCCCGAAGATGAACAAGATGTTTATAATAACGAAGCCGTTGCAACCCTTGTTGTTGAATATTACGCCGTCGGTTTGAATGAGGAATCGGAAGAACAAACGGCAGATTCAAACGCCGAAGATCGGTTAAATTATTTAACGGCTCAATTATATAAAATTCTTTGTTCGGAAGCGACGAACATTTACACGGCGACGGATAGGCTTGTTACAGGATTTAAAATAAAATCTTGGAAGCGTGTTCTTTCGCCCGATAATGAAAACACGGCAGGAACAGTTCTCGGGGCAAAATTTGAGTTCGAAGTCGAGTTCGAAGAACCGACACATTACACAAATACAACCGAGATTAAAGAGTTTTATACGAATTTGGATATTCGGGACGAGAATATCGACCCGTTTATTAAAAATATTTTGAATTAAAGGAGAAAATAAAATGGCAATTACAAAAGGTCTTGATGTTTCTGCTATCGCATCTGCGACAAGCGTTATCGTCAAACAAAGAAATCAACAAAATGCGGCAAACTTACGCCCTGAATTGATTGTTTGTATTGGTCAAGCCCAAACAGGCTCAAAAGCAAAAACGAACGAACTTGTTTTGGCTTCGGGTAATGCCGACGATATAGGCACAGTTTACGGCTTCGGTTCTCCGCTTCATAGAATGGCGAAAAAATTATTCCCAAAAGCAGGAAACGGCTCAAAAGTGGACACTTATTTTATCGCCGTTGAAGAACCAAAGAACGCCGTTGGCGAAGTTAAAACATTGACAATCAATGCCGAAAATAAGATTTTAAAATCTTTCAACGGTTATTTTGTTTTAAATGATTTAACATTCGAAACGGCGGCAGATGTTGTTGGAAAAATTGCGACAAGTTTCCACAATAACCCTGCCCAAGATGTTCGAGGAATAGACTTGAATGCTTATGAAAAAACTGCGATCCCATTCACATTCACAAAAGGAATGAGCGTGGCTGATTGTTGCCAAGCGTTGAAAGAAACTCTCGACGAATATTTGGAACTTCCTTTTACCGTTACAATAAATGAAGAAGAATTAGTGTTTACGGCAAAATGGAACGGTTCGGATTCCGTTTTCGAATTTGCAATTCTTGACGAAGAAGGAAACGAAATCGACGAAAGCGTTTACGGATGTTCTTTTGAAATCACAAGAACAGCAGAATCTGCCGGCGTTGGAACATACGGCGATGATGTGTTGGGCTTATTAAACGAAGAATTGGGCGTTACAAGAGTTATTTCTCAATACGCAACAACAACAGTTCTTGACGAATTAAAAGAAAAATTCGAAGCGTGGAGAACCGACGGTTTAATCGCTCAATATGTAACTTGTTATTCATCAATACAAGCACCCGAATCTGAAACCGTAAAAGGGACTTGGGATGTTGCTTCATTGATTGAAACAGGAACTGCAAGGCGTGAAGATGCGATCAATGTTCAAATTGTCGGCGATGTTGGTAATTTAAGAAGTTTAACTTACCAAGAAAGAAATCGCTTATTAAAGGCAGGATATTCAAACATTGTTCGTAAATCCGACGGTTCTTATCGTTTAATGGATTTGGCTTCTTTCTATCATCCAATCGGAAAAACAAATCCTTTATTCAGATTCGACCGTGATATTACAGTTGTTGGAAATATCGCTTATGATTTAATGGCAACTTTCAGAGATTCCGACGAATGGAAATCAGTTATTTTAATCGGAAAAGACGATATTACAACAAACCCTGCGGCTCGAACTTTGGACGATGTAAAAGCGGCGGTTAATACAAGAATTTCGTTGTTGGGTATGGCTGGCTTGATCGCAAATTATGCGGAAGCCCAAAAGAATACACAAGTCGAAATCGATGCAAATAATCCGAACCGTGTAAACATCAACCCAATGTTTGATATTACAGGCGTTGGAAGAATTTTCGACCTTGTAAATTTTGTCGGATTTAATTTCAAAGGCTAATCGCTGAAATTCAATAATAGCGTTGTTTTTGATAAACCACACGAGGGCATTTAAGCCCTCTTTATTTTGTAATAGGTATAAATACAAGGCGACGGCTTTTTTAAAGCCCTTAAATCGCCTTGTATAAATAAAAAAAGGAGAACTAATTATGGCTAAACAAGGCGATGCGATTTCTCTTACATTAAACGGGACGAAATTCGCTATTCCAAAAGATACCGAGCCGAATGTAATCGACGGAGGTTTGAAAGTAACCGAAACACAAGAGTTCGGCGACGGCACGGCTGATTCTTATATGTCAAATGTTCTTGCAAAAATAACAGGGTTGAAAATTAAAGTAACTCCAAACTTGGAAGATGCTTGGAAAAACGCTTGTTCAACTCCTGATATTCCGATTATTTTGGAATGTGTTGCGAGAACTTACGAATTGACAGGAAGCGTCGTTGGTGGAGAAGTTGAAATTTCTTCAACAAAAGGCTTAACAAATGAATTTGAAGTTCATTGTACCGACGGGGCAGGAATAAGAAAGTCTTAATTTTAAAAATTTAATCGCTCGTCATTTATGTTGATGAACAAAAGAATGAGCGAATCGGTTTGAGGTCGCTTCGGCGACCTTAACCCGATGAATATTGTTAAAACTTAAATAAGGGAGAAAATATGGGTATTTTGACAAATTCCGTTTCATTACTCGGAAAAGTTGGGAAATATAAAGAATGTAAGTGTTTTGAAACGGGGGGAATGGTAACAACAATCAATTTCGGCGTTAAAACGGGCGAAAAGTGGAATAATTTTTTTATTGATTTTTTCAATACAAAAACAAGAGAACTTGCGACCGAAGTCGGCGACCAAGTAAAAGAAGGCGAATGGATTCAAATTAAAGGAAGATTGATTGAAAACAAATTCACGCCGAAACACTTGGAAGGAAAAACCGACGAAAACGGAAATCCGATGACAATTTCTCAAACGAAAATCGTTGGGTTTGATTATAAACGAGTTCGTTACAATGAAGAACTTGAAGAATGGGAATACATTCAATAATTTTTGATTTTTGAAAACACAAATAATCAAAGTTAATTTACACATTTTTAAAAAAGAAGGAGAACCAAAAATGGAAATCAGAAAAGTAATGGAAAAAGATGCCGCTTTAAATTACATCAATGAAATAAAAGATAAAATTTGTGGCGTTGATTTGGATTCAATTTGTGAAGAAAAAACCGATATAATCGGAGGAAATGAACAAGTTTTCAATAAATTCGTTCAAGCCGTTATGTGTGGGCTTGTTTATTATGATGAAGAAAAAGGATGTCTTGTTCAAAATTTAATAAAACCCGTTAAAGCAGGGCAACTTGAAAGAGATGCTTTGTATTATAGAAATCATTTAACTTTGGGACAAATGAAAATGTTCAAAGAGCAGAAAGAAATGGGCGTGGCTATCGAAGCAATCGCAACCGTTACGGCTTGCCCGATTCCATTGATTGAACAAATCGAGGGGCAAGATCAGAAAATCGCTTCTGCATGCGTTGATTTTTTCTCGTAGTTTGTTTCGTTTTTTCGCTTTATTATGGCGACATTTTGCTTTCTTGTGGTTGGGAAACCATAACGGGGCTTTATAAACTTGATGTTTCCGATTTAATTCTTTTCGGGAAAAGATGTTACGAAATGAACAAAGAACAGTTTAAAAAAGAATAAATTTTGGAGGAAATATGGCTTTAAAGTCATTTAGCGTTTTTACTTCCTTTAAAGCAAAAGACGGAATGTCGGGCGTTTTTCAAAATATGAAAAACAAGGCTTCGGGCTTGGGAGGACAATTAAATAAATTAAAATCACAAACACAAGCCGTCGGCTCAAATTTAAACAGCGTAACGACCACGCTTAAAGGAATTGCAACTGCAGTTGTAGCGGGGACGGTTGCCAATACTTTAAATTCTTGGGTTGAAAAGGCTTCCGATTTACAAGAAACGCTCGGAAAAACAAACGAAACATTCAAATCAAATGCGAGCGAAGTTCTTCAATGGAGTAAAACTTCAATAAGTTCAATGGGGCTTGCTCAACAAACGGCTCTCGATACGGCGGCGTTATACGGCGATATGGGGGCAGGAATGGGAATGACAACCAAACGGGCTTCCGAAATGGCGATGAGTTTAACTCAATTATCCGCCGACCTTGCTTCATTTAAAAATATGAGCCAAGATGTAACGGCGAACGCCTTAAAAGGTATTTTCACGGGGGAAACCGAAGCGTTGAAAAATCTCGGAACGGTTATGACACAAGAAAACCTCGAAGAATACGCCGAAAAACTCGGAATCGGCAAAAAGTTTAAAGATATGAGCCAAAGCGAAAAAATCGAACTTCGTTATAAATATGTAATGGATTCGACGAAAAATTCGCAAGGCGACTTTTTGAGAACGGGTGGAGGTTACGCCAACCAATCAAGAATGTTCCAAGAAAACAAAAAGGAACTTGAAACAAGGTTGGGAACGATATTACTTCCAAAATATAACGCCGTGATGAAATCGTTAAATGCGACAATCACGAAAAACGCCCCTGCGATCGAAAAAGGGTTCGAATCTTTATTCAAAAACTTCGAAGAAGGCTTAAAGATTTGTTCGCCTTTATTTGGAAAATTCCAAGCGTTATTCAAAACATTCAATTCGATTATAATGCCAATGTTCCAAAGAAGCATGCCGATAATAAAAACTTTATTGACAACGGTTATTGTTCCGGCGTTGGGCTTTGTAATTGATTCGATAAATAATTTATTCAAAGCGATTAAATTTGTTTCGGATTTGGTTTCGGGCGTATTTAATTTCGTGAAGAATAATTGGCTTCCTTTGTTGATGATGTTGCCGATTGCCATTGTTGGAGTTGCTTCGGCTTGTAAATTAGTTCAAACGGCTCTCGATATTTGGCGATTAAAAATGGCTCTTCTTCGAATGGAAGGAGGTTTAATGTCGGTTGTTATGAACACGAAACTCGTTCAATCAATCGGAACATTTACTTCGGCGATTTGGAAATCCGTTACGGCGTTAGCCGCTCAAACGGCGGCGTTTCTGATGTCGCCCGTCGGTTTAATTACGCTCGGCGTTGTGGCTTTGGTTGGTGCCGTAATTCTTCTTTGGAAGAATTGGGATAAAGTAACGGCGACGATCGTTTCTTGGTGGAACTCGACAAAAACATTTCTCGCAGGATTTTGGGCGACTTGTAAAGATGTTTTCGGAAAAGTCGGAGGATTTATTAAAGAAAATTTCGTTAATATTATTCTTGCCGCTCTTGGTCCGGTAGGCTTTATTATTCAAAGTTTGTTGAAACTTCCTTCGATAATTAAACAAATTAAAAACGGGGGAGGAATTAAGGTCGAGGGCGTGGACGGTTCCGATGTTCAACAAAAATCGCCAAAATTCAAGGGAAATAAAAACGGACAAATCGAAGTTAAAACGACAATCGATAATAAAACGGGCTTTAACGCTTCAACAAGCACAACGCTTCAAAGTCCAAGTAATTTAAACTTAAAGCCTGCTTAATGGAGGAAAAATGTCATTATTAGATGAAATGCAAGATATTATTTGGACTTCGCCAAGTGGAAATGCTTTCAAGATTAAAACGCTCGAAAGTGGTTACACACAAAAACACATCGGGGAAGTGAAAGAAAATCCGAGAACCTCGATTTCAACAAAAGGATCGAGCAAAAACAAAAATACTTCCGTTTCAACATCCTCATCCGTGAAAAGGGTTGGAGATTCAAACGACACTTTTACGGATTTGGGCGTTGGGGGAAGAGATGTTTCCTTGGATTGTTATTTTATCGGCTCGAAGCATTATTCAGAAGCGAAAGCGTTTCGAAAAGCGTTATGCGAAATCGGGAAATCTAAACTTCAACTCGCTTATGAAGAAGAATTTACGGTTAATGTAATAAATTTCGGCGTTAAAAATTCGCTTGTCGATAGAATAAATGCGACAATCGTTTCCGTTAATTGGCACGAAACATCGCCTTCGACTTACCCGAAAAGCGAAAAAAGTAAACAAAAAGAAATAAAATCTCTTGTTTCACAAACAAAAGAAAATCTCGCTTCGACCGTTGAAAATACGGCGAACGCTATTCAAACCCCGTCAAGATTGGCGACATTTACGAGCAATTTTCAAGGGGCTTTGGGGAAAATTTCATCGGCTCTCGATACGGCTTCAAATACTTCGATAAATTCCATAATGTCGGATATTATGAGTCAAAATTTAGTTTCGAACGCTTTTACAATAACATCACAAATCGGCGTTATTTTTTCAAAAGCGGCAAACTTAACGAGCCAAGTAAAAAACATCGATAATTCTTTCAATCTTCCTTCGGGTTATTCTTCAATTTTCGGAGGTTGGGAAACATTGATTTCAAGTTTAAAAACGACATCTTTGGAATCAACTTCTTTTGAGGAATACACGCCCGAGCAGATCGACGAATTAAAATTAAACGATTCGATTGCTTCTTCCGCCATTGTTTCGGTTTCTGAATCTTTATTGAATACGGAATTTGAAACAAGAGCCGAAGCCGTTGAAGCGGCGAAAAAACTCGTTGAACTGAACGACGATTGGAATGATTTCGTTGATGAACAAAGTTCAAGAATTACAGACCTCGGCGATGCTTATATTCGAAACGGAAATGTTTTGGATGTTGTTTTGTCATCGGCGAATGAAATCCTTGAACGCTCTTATAAATTAAAGGTTGAACAAACAATCACATTAAGCGAGGACACAACTCCGATTGAACTCGCTTGGGAATATTACAAGGATGATTTCAAAGAAAATCCCGATTCGACTTTGGAATATTTAATTCGAACAAATAATTTCACGGACGACGAGTTTTTCTTGATTCAGCGTGGAAAAGAAGTGAAAATATATGTATAAAGAATTTTCAAAATCTGCAGGCGATACTTGGGACGATATTTCCCGTCGTGCTTACGGAACCCCCGAAAAAGGGGGCGACATCGCAAAAATGAACAACAACATCGAAGAGGGAAAAGTTTTGGTTCTTGAAGAAGCCGAAACGAACTCCGATGATGTTGAAATCACGGGGGAAATTTATCTTCGACACGGCGAAGTTAATTACAACGATTTTTCGGAATGTTCTCTTTTTGACGGAATGGAAGCCATAAAGGGGGCTTCTTTTGTATTTAATCAAACCGACATCGATTATAATTTTTCTTTTTGCGATTCCGTAACGGTATGCGACGAAGAAGGATTGTTTTTAAAGGGAAGAATTGCAAATATTAAGCCTTGTTTAACGGATTTTGCGAATTGGGTTCAAATTGAAGTTAAATCGCATGCAGGCGTTTTAGCCGAAACAAATATGCCAAACCCGTTCGAATTTGCGAGCCTTTCGGTTCGTGGAGTTTTGGAACAAGTCGCCGGATATTATAATCAAAAAATCAGTTTTTCGGGCGAAGCCGAATTGGACGAAGTTTTCACAAACGAAATCGGAACTTCATTCACGGCAGAAAAAAGCGAAACCGTTTGGCAATTTATGAGAAGAATTTGTCGTTCTCGTGGCTTGCTTTTAACCGATACAGGCGACGGACTTTTTATTGGAAGATATAAACCCGAAACACAAGAAAAATTGAATTTAATCGAGGGGGCTTGTTTAGGTGTTAAAGATATTCGAGGGGAATTTTTAACCGTCGGGCTTGCTCGTTATTATGAATTAAATTCTCAATACCCTTCGACCGATACGGCGACGGCTCAAATTCCGTTCCCCGTTCCGATAACAAAAAGAATTGATTCAAACGATTTCAATTCCCTTAACTTATTAAGCACGGCTCAAATGTTCGCTTGTAAACAAATCGGGGAACATTTCAAGATTTACGCTTTATTAAGTGAAAATATTCGGAAAAAATCGGGCGATTTTGTTGTTGTAAAATTTCCGAAGATTAAGATCCAAAATGAAACGGATTTCGTAATCGAATCAATCGAAAGACGACATCCCGATAAAACATTTTTGATTTTAACGCTTCCTTGTGCTTACACATACGAAATCCCCGAAACGCTTCCATTGTGTCAATAAAGGAAATAAAATGTTTCACAAAATAAAATTATTGGAAATTTTTCATAATTTACAAACACGATTTTTCAACACGACTTCGATGTCGGGAAGGGCTTCGAAGATTGTTCAATTCAATTCGGGGGGCGATGATTTCTGCCCCTGTTTAAAAAACGAGGGATTGAGCGAATGTGTTGGGGGTAATCCTGCAGACGGAATCGTTTTCGCTTGGCGTGATGATGTAACGAGAAAAGCCCAAGAAGGAGAAAAAAGGCTTTATTCGTTAGCAATCGACCAAGAAACAAAAGAACCGATTTTGGACGAAGCAGGAAATATGACAGTTGCCGCCGAACTTCATTTAAAGAATGACGGAACCGTTGAAATCACGGGTTCAAAGAATTTGAACATCGTTATTTTGGGCGATGTAAATTTAAGCGTTTCGAATTTATTAAACATCGAAGCGACTTCGATTACATCTTCGGGCGATTGGGTTCACGGTGGCAATTTCACGGCGGCTCACATTGAAGCCGACGACGGTATGAATGGCGTTCTTGATAAACCGTCATTTACAAAAGGTATTGCGACGGGAGGATCTTAAAAAATGGATGTTTTGTTACAAGATAACGGCGACGGTGCCGAAGTTGTTTTATTAGGTGGCGACCTTAAAGGCGACGGGACATTATACAACGCCGTTTATTTATCTTTATTCGGTGGCGATAATTTCTCGAACGCTCTTGAAGAATACCAAACCGACGGGGAGTTCGAAGAAGCGTTAAATCTTCCGATCACAACCCCGAATTTAAAAACGGTTGAAAATAAAGCGAATAAATCTCTTAAATGGATGCTCGACGAAGGCGTTGCAGATTCCGTTGAAACTTTCGCTTATGGAAATGCCGAAAATAAAATCGAAATCGAAATCACAATCCAAGAACCGACGGGAAATAATCAATCTTTCGCCGTTGTTTGGGAAAATCAAAAGAAAATTTTAAAAGCGAAATAAGGGGGTTTTAAATGGCTAATTTCAAAACAAAGACAATAAAAGAAATTTTCGATTCTTTTATGTCGAAATATACGGTTTTAAGGAGTAAATATGGCGACACAACTCCACTTCTCGAAAAATCATTCATTAAAACAATCGGTTATGCAATCGCAGGAATTGCGGCGACTTTGTGGCAATTATCCGTTTGGGTTTATAAACAATTATTTCCCCAAACTTGCGAACTTCCGGCGTTGAAATTTTGGGGAAGTTTAATCGGGGTTGAATATAACCAAGGGCAAAACGCAAATTTAACAATTTTATTAAATAAAGTAACGGCTTCTTATTTGGTTTCGGGGACGGTTTACAAGGATTTGAACTCGGGTTTAATTTTTAAAACCGTTTCACAAGTAAACGCCGAAGAAGGGCAAATTAAAACAACCGTTCAATGCACAAGTTCGGGAAGCGTTGGAAATCTTCCCGTCGATACAGTATTAAACATCGCAAATCCACTTGACGGGATTCCTTCAACTGCAGTTGTAACTGAAATCAAAATCGAAGGAACCGAGAACGAAGATGTTGAAGCGTATCGAAAAAGGGTTTTATATCGCTTTAAATATAAAGCCCAAGGGGGAAGTGCCGCAGATTATTATTTATGGGCGACGGAAGTTTCTGGAATTGTTGATGCATTGCCTTACATAATTTCGGACGGTATTGTAAGTCTTTATCTAATAGCAGAGGGAAGTGGATTGGATCGAAGCCCGTCGGGAAATATTTCGCCAAACCCGTTCCCAAAATGGGAGAACGGACAATTTTCCGAATTTTCGGGTTCGGGACAAATGTTGGCAGTTGCAAAATCTATTGAAGGAACAAAAGAAGGCGTTCACGATAGACGACCAATGAATGCGAAAGTTCAACTTTTAAAGCCGAATTATATCGGTTTTTCGGTGGAAATAAACGGGATAACCTCAACGGAATATAATTCAAAAATTAAAGAAGTATTGGTTCAAAAACTTGATTCAAAAAGACCGAACCTCGTTGTTTTGAATTATCCTGCTTCGAACTCGAAAATCAATAAATTACAATTATCGGGCGAAATAAATAATACGATCGGGGAGAATACTTTCGTCGATTTTGTATTGAAAGATTCAAAAGGGGAAGAAATAAACGAAGCAATTCTCGGAATCGGACAACTTGCTTATTTGTCGAGTTTAAAAATAAACAATACAACAGTTTACACGGCATAAAAATAAGGATTAAAAATGAAAAATATTGTTGAAATTGCTTTTAAAAAATTATTAGGAAAAGGGCGAGCGTTTAAAACTCCTGCAGGGTTTATGTCTGATTTCTTGGATTTACTTGTTTCTCCATTTTCGGAATTAAAAGAGAGGTTTTTGAATCTGAAATTCTCACACTTCCCGACGGTCAAAGTTTTAAAGGACGATATATTGAACGGCGAAGAGTTGTTCGAAATATTCGGAATCGACGGACAGACCTTGGAAGAAAGAGCGATAAACATTGAAGCACAATGGGGGCTTCTTGCAGGTTCTTTAAATTGGAAATCTTTGGAAAATTCTTTAAGGAAAATGGGAATAAATGTTCGAGTTGTTGAAAATGTTCCCCAAAAGGCGATCAATGTAGGCTCTTTGTCTATGTATGGCAATTATCAATATAATAAAACCTTGAACGAAACAAACGACTTTGTTCGCTATGGCTTAAACGCAAGCAGAATAATTGGAAACGGGGCGATCGAGTTGGAAAGCGAGAAAAAAGATCCGTGCAATATTCAAAACAGGGGTGTTTCACAATATGGCTCTTTTGGATATAGAGGTTATAATTCGACCATTGATTCGGTTGTTCAATATGGGATAAAAGGTGGCTCGGATAATTGCTTCTTTATTGTATCGGACGAGCCGATTACTTCAAGGCAATATGAATTATTGACGAAAATTGTATTACAAAAGAAACCTGCTCACACGGTCGCTATTTGTAATTTAAAAATAATTGATTAAAAATAAGGAGAATTTAAAATGAGAAAAATGTCTTATTACTCACCTGCAGAAGCCGAATCGGTAAATAAACCGTTCGGGGCTTTTAAAAATGAAACGAGTCCGGGTACACAAGACGGAACCCAAGCCGTCGCCGAACACATGCAAGATTTGTATTATTCATTATATCAAGTTTTGCAGTTGGCTGGACTTGAACCAAACAATCTTCTCGAGGACGGCAACACAAGTAAACAATTCTTGTCGGCTTTGGGTAATATTGCCCCCGTATTATATACAAATACAAGCATTTACAACAAAAACGCTATTGTTATTAAAAATGAAAGCGATGTGGTTTATTTTTATAAATCACTTGTTGAAGAAAATGTTTCCGATTTATCCGATCCGAACTCTTGGCTTGAAATACTTCACATCAACGCCGACGGCTCAATCGAGTTTGCGAAAGGAATTAAAGATTCTAATCTCGATGCCGTTATTAAACGCTTGGACGGGTTATATGAGGGCGTTGATTTAACACAAGTTCACGCCGAAGAAATTCAAAACGAGTATGGCGGCGACGAATGGTCGTGGATCCAAGCGAGAATAAAAGCCGTTAATTTTGAAGGCATTCATATTGGCGATTATATTCCCGTAACGCTTAAAGGTGGAACAATCGGGGGCGAATACACTATCGCAACAAATCAACAACACAAAATGCAAGTTGCAGGGATTGACACTTATTACAGATCGGGCGACGAAGAAATTCCACATCATATCGACTTTATTTCTCTCGAAACTCTTGAAACTTGCTTTACTTGGAATGGTGGAAACACAAACAACGGAACTTCTGCAGAACAAAACCCGTTTCGTTCTTCAAGACTATTCGCTATATTGAACGGGGTAAACAATTATTCGACTGCGGCTCAAGGAAATTTGGCTCACGGTTTAAACTGTTCTTCGGGTGGTATTCTTCAAATGTTGCCGTCAAATTGTCAAAGTGTTCTTATCGAAAAAAGAATGTGGTATGAATTACAATACAGTTCTTCGGCACAAACTGTTCAACCAACGGGGAATCAATGGGGAACTTATGGAAAAGTTTGGCTTCCTCACGAAGTCGAGATTTGTGGCTATCAGCCAAACTCTTACAATAGAGGGGAAGCAGGAAATATTGACAACTTAACCCGTAATTTATCCAAAATGTATCCGTTATTTAGACAACAAACAAGAGTTAAACTTGGGGCAGATACTCACAAGCGTTCTAATTATTGGCTTTGTTGTCCTTCCGGTTATGCCGCTTCGTTTGTCTGCGATGTGTCCGGCCACGGCGCTATGTACAACCCCACGGCTACGAATACGGTTATATCGGCGTGCTTCGGCTTTCGAGTTGCTTAATCTAATAATCCATAATCCGTTCGCTTTTCTTGCGAACGGATTTATTTAAAAAAGGAGAACAAATGAGCGGAGTTTTTAAGCGTTTCAGAAGTAGAACTCAAACTCAATTTGAAATAAACGCTTTAAAAATACAAACTTTAATAACAAAATACGCAACAAAAGAAAAATTTGTTCCGAAGAAATACAGGCTTTTAATCGGCGTTCCTTTAATAAATAAAGCCGACGAAATGGTGGATAATATAACATTCGCTAATTCAATTAAAGCCGAAACGGAACAAGGTTTGGAATTGAGAAAAACAAAACAATCCGAAGCGATTGCGAATTGTTTTCAATTACAAAATTTAATCGTAAAACTCGAAAACACGGTCGAAACCGTAACAATCGACAGTTTGGACGAAATAATCACGCTTTTATGCGAAGAATTGAAACTCTTAATTTCTTGGCGGAATGCTGAAAAAATAAGAGATATTAAACCCAAAACCCGAACATATAACAAACCCGTTTGTAAATAATTTTTCAAAGGTTTTTCGTTGTTAGTCCTTCCGGTAATGCCGCTTCGAATGTCTGCAATGTGAACGGCAACGGCAATATGAACAACAACACGGCTACGAATACGAATATATCGGCGTGCTTCGGATTTCAATATGGCTCGACAAAGTAACCCCAAGGGGTGAAATCAATGCATTTTTATTTGAAAGGAACGAAAGACCTTCAAGGGAAACCCTTGTAAATTAGTGTTATGTGGCTTGCAAATGATTCGCCCTTGAAATATTAGAGTTGCATTATAAATAAATTCGCCAATTATAGTTTATTCAATGTTTGCAGGCTTACGGGGTTAAAAAATAAAAAGGTCGTATTTTTCAGAAATGAAAAATTTGTATTTTTCCGACATAACATAGGATTTTTAAAAG